CTAGTGTGCTCAGAGAATGTATGGAACGTGCAGGTGATGTGTTCTGTAAAACAGTAAAATTAAAAGCCGAACCTGAAATAACAAAGTATTGGCAACATTAAAAACAATTAAATGAAAATAATTAAAAATCAATGGGAAGTAAGACCTTTAGATACTAAAGGCACAGATAAAATAATTACTAAAGATTTTGTAGAACAATATCACTACCATGCAGGTATGGGTAATGTTTGTACAAATATCTTTGGATTATATTATAAAGGAGATCCTAATACTTTACATGGAGTATCTGTATGGAATGTTCCTACAGCAGGAGCTGCTAAATCAGTAGGCAATAACCATAGGGCTGTGTTATCATTAAGTAGATTTTGTTTAGTAGATGATAGACCAGAGAACTCAGGTTCTTTTCTTATTAGTCAAAGTATTAAAGGACTTGATAAAAGGTACAATATGATACTTACATATGCTGATACTGCACAAAATCATGATGGTGGTTTGTATAGAGCTAGTAATTGGAACTATAATGGTCTAACAGGTAAAAATCCTTCATATATAGATCCTGTAACAGGTCGTGGTGTATCTAGAAAGAGCGGTAAGAATAATTATTCTAGACAAGATATGATAGATATGGGCTATCAATATATGGGTAGTTTTTCTAAACATAGATTTATTTATCGTAGAACAAATAGAAAAGGTATAGTAGTTAACTCTAGACCTACAGATAACCTCATCTTTTCAAAAGATGGTAAAATAGTAAAAGATGACAAGAACAGAAAGACAAATTGAAGTCCTAAAGAAATGGCGAGCGAATAACTTTAGAGGTATATTCCAAGCTGCTACAGGCTTCGGTAAAACCTATACTGCTATAATGGCAATACAAGGTATGGTTACAAAAGCAGGTATAGAATCCTGTTTGGTAGTTGTGCCTACTATTACATTAAAAGCACAGTGGGAGGCTGAGTTAGCTAAACATAAGATAAAGTTTGCAGAAGTGTTAGTAATTAATACTGCAATAAAGCAACCTCGTGACTATGATATGTTAGTGCTCGACGAATGCCATAGATATGCTGCAGATAGTTTCAAAAGAATATTTGAAGTAGCAGATTGTGACTATGTAATGGGTCTAACAGCAACGTTAGAACGTGAAGATGGCCTTCATGATATTATACTAGATTATTTAGAAGTTATTGATGAGGTAACTGTAGATGATTGTCTAGATAATGGATGGATTAGTCCTTATACTGTATATAATGTTGCCGTGCCTTTGACAGATGATGAGCAAATGGCTTATAAAAGAGCAGATAATAGTTTTAAGCATTTTGCTGCTTCATTAGGATTTGGTGGAGATGCATTTAGAAACGCTCAGAAATATTTAAAGAGTGGTTCTAATGAGCAGAAAGGAAAAGCAGCAATGTATTATAATGCTATGAGAAAACGTAAGACTATATGTTTAAACAACTCTAATAAAGTTGAAGCAACTTATGACATTATAGATGCTCTTGGTAAAGTAAACGGTCTTATATTTAGTGGCACTGTAGAATTTGCAGAATTGCTTCAAGATAAGCTTGGTGATATTTGTATGAGCTTTCACAGCAAAATAACAAAGAAAGACCAAAAGGCAATAGTAGCAAGGTTCAAGGATAAACGCACAAAAGTGCGGTACTTGAGCAGTGTACAAGCACTAAATGAAGGCTTTAACGTACCTGATTGCTCTATAGCAATTATTGCTGGCTCAAACTCCACTAAAAGGACGTTTATACAACAATTAGGTAGAGTTGTGCGTATGCAAACAGGTAAACAAGCAGTAATAGTAAATCTATATACTCCTGATACACAAGACGCAGTTTGGACTAAAAAAAGACTAGACGGTATTGATAAAAATAAGGTAATTTTTTGTACCTTAGAGGAGTTTTTAAATCAACTTAATTATGAAAATACAGCTAACTCTGGAGCTACTCCAACAGGCATCCCTGACCCCAAATCAAATAGTACTCCTACAGCTTCTGTATAATAAAGATTATGATAACATTGAAAAAATTTTCAAAAAAGACCTTGCTAACAGCTTAAGAAATTCTTTACAAGACACTCCTTATATATTATCTAATGGAGGTTTGTTTATGGATACTGTTATTAGTAACGGGGAAATAGAAAAATTATTTGGTATACGTGGAGATCAAATTAATTTTTGGGAATTCTATCAATGTTATCCTGTAAGAGTTGGTACTAGAGTATTACGTGCATCTGGTGATATAGCCCAAGTAGCTAAAAAACATGAAAAGAAATATCTTTCTAGAGTTAAAAAAACTGCTCAACATGAATTAGCTATTAAAGCAACTGAAGCATTTGTGAATACACAAAAACGTGCTAACAAGCTTCAATATTTACCTAACATGGAAACTGTCCTTAATAATTGTATGTGGGAACAATGGACCGTATTTATTCAAGATAGAGGAGTAGAAGAACAGGAATGGAATTCTGATCAAATTTAAAAAACTATATGACAGCAAAAATCAAGCATTGGGATAAATTAAAACAAGACATAGAACGTGGCAAACAAGGATTAAATACAGGTATACCTTTTCAAGGTTTTACAACGTTAAGTGATCATATAAAAAATATACAGCCAGGTCGTTATGATTTAATTTTCGCAGGTACAAGTGTCGGTAAAACCGCATTTGTAAATTCAACTTATGTGTATGGGGCTATAGATTTTCTACAATCTAATCCTGATTACATTCATGATCTAGAGATCATATATTATTCTCTAGAAATACCGCCAGCTTACCAGATAGCAAAACATATTGCTAGTCTTATATGGCGTGAACACGGTATACTTACTAATCTAAATGAAATAAGATCGCTAGGTTCTTCAGAGATACGTCCTGAAGTAGCAAGACTTATTCCTCAATATGAGGAAAAGATGAATGAGATACAAGATAAGTATTTACATTATCGTACTTCTCTTAGTCCAGAGTTCTTATATAAAGACTTAATGGGTTATGCAGAAAAACGTGGTCAAGTTATTAGAAACAAGGATGGAATTATTATAAATTATATTCCCAATAATCCTAAACTAATTACTCTTGTTGTAATAGATCATATAGGTCTTATAAACTACAACAACTACGCTAATCTAAAAGAAGCTATGGATAAAATATCTAGAACTCTAGTATTCTTTAGGAATATGTTCAACTTTAGTCCTACAGTTATTTCTCAAATTAATCGTTCCTCAGAATCTATGGACCGTAGAGAAAAAGATAACTGGATGCCTATGTTGAGTGATATTAAAAACAGTGGTAATATGTCAGAAGATGCTAATACCGTAATAGGTTTAGCTAGTCCATTTTATTATGGTGTAGACAAATGCCTAGGTTTTGATATTACAAAATATAAAAATAGATATAGATTAACTAAGATCTGTAAGAATCGTGATGGCGATGTAAACTTATTAGCAAGCTTCCTATTTGTGGGTGAAATAGGCGGTTATTATCAATTACCTAAAGCAAACGAAATCATTGGAAAACCTAAAGAATTAAAAAGGATCCATGATTATTATTCAAGTTTAAATTCAAAATAAAATGCCAATTGTAAAAAAAGAAAAAGGAAGCATCAGTGAAGCTTTCGAGGAGGGTAAAATACTTTTATTAGTTAATAATATTAACTGTACAAAAGACCCAAAAGATGATGAAAAGCCTGAACTATCTAAAAAGTTGTATGAAAAGTTTGAAATTGTAGAAGAAGTGCATAAAGCATTTCCTTTACCAGCTTTATATAAACTAGGAGACTATTCTGTTGCTAGCATAGCACAATCTGCTAGTGTATTAAATTTCTACACATCTCTTACAAATAACGAATTTGAGTATTCTGCTTTAAAATCTTGTCTTAAAAAACTATCTATGGAGGGTCTAAATAGTGGCCATTATATAGAAGTAGCTTTTTCTAAAAAGAATATAGGAGACGGTGAATGGAAAATGGTAGAGCAAATATTACACTTTCAAGAGCAATTATTAATCACTGTATATGACAATGATTAAAGATAAATACCAATGGGTAAAAGATAAGCTTGTTAAACATCCAGAGTTGCGGGATTCTAACGAGCGTTTATTCTATCATTATCTTTTAGACATTGGTTATGATGTAAATAAACCTTTCAAAGATGCTCTTAAAGACATGGAATCTAGAGGTATCCCATACATAGATTCTTTTGGCAGAGCATCTAGAAAGGTACAGGAAGAGCACCCACATTTAAGGGGTGAATTGTATAACAAACGTAAAAAGAAACAAGATGAAGTAAAAGAAGAAATTAAAAGCATTTAATCGCTGAAACCCTTGTAAATACAAGGTAAAATGATTATATTTATATAGTAGTAATTAATCAAAAATAGTAATTTTATGGCACAATTAGTGTTCCTGGTTGGTAAATCAGGTATGGGGAAATCTACCTCGTTAAGAAACCTTAACCCCGAAGAAACTGTAATAATAAACACCGATCAAAAGGCGTTACCATTTAAACAGTTTAATAAAAAGTATAATGAGGAAAAACGCAATTATCGTAAAACATCTGACGTAGCAATCGTACTTAACACTTTACAAAAAGTGAATAAATTAGAGAACGTCAAGACTGTTATTATTGATACTTGGTCAAGAATCATGACTGACACAGTTATGAGTCAAAAATTCAGAGCTGAAAAAGGTTTTGATAAATGGTCAAAAATGGCAGCAAACCAATATGACCTCATCAATTTTATTAATGATTCTATGCGTGATGATATCATAGTATATCTTATGGCACATCCTGAAACACATTATGATGATTCTGGATTTGCATCTGAACGTATTGGAGTTCAAGGTAAAATGTTAGAAAGATTTGTTCCTGAGTCTTTTAGTACAATAGTTCTATACACAGAGGTTATCAAAAACCCTGGGCAACCAAATCGCCATGTATTTAGAACTGTATCATCGGGATCCGACACATGTAAAACACCTCTCGAAATGTTTGAAGAAGATAATATCGACAACGATCTTATTGACGTAAACAAATCTATTAGAGAGTATTATTCAATTTAATTAATTTTTTAAAAAACACGAAATGGAGAATTTCACATGGGATGCTGTGCCCTCACAAAGACAGCGTAAGACAGAAAAGTATAACTATCCTGTAATGACAATGTCAGCATTAACTAAACCAGGTGCTGGTAGAAAGTTTAGCTTTAATAAAGCTGCACAAGAGCTTATGAGTATTGAAGGAGAAGATAGAATATCTTTTGGTTTCAATGCTGATAGAACTATTGTAGCTGTTCGTAAAGCTGATGGAGAAAATGGTTTTAAATTAACCAAAACTTGTACTCTTAGTGATAAGAAAACTTTTGAGTTTATTTCTAAATCATTAGAATTATCTAATGACGTAGAAAATGATTTTAAAGTTAATAATAAAGAAGGAATTTTTCTATTAAAACAAATTACTGAAGATTTAAATATAGATTTAAATAATCATAATGAAGAATCAGAAGTAGCTGAAGTTACTTTAGAAAAAACTGAGGATGTAAGTACGTCTGAAGTAGAAGAAAAACTAGAACTTACTCCTTCTGAGGATGTAAATAATCAATGGTAATAATTTATAAAAACAATTAAATGTACGATTTAAATGACAATGGCTTTGATGCCAAACAAGGTGCTACTATCTTTAATGGTGGTGTAGCAGGATTAGTAAACGATCTAAAAATGTCTGTTTACAAGAAAACAAAAGAAGATAAGGAAAATGCTCCTGATTTTAAAGTTGTCTTTACAGATAGCAATGGCGGAGAATGTTCTACTTCTTACTGGTATGTTACAAAAGATACTCAGTATAGTACTATAGATGAGCAAGTAAGAAAGCAAGGTAAATCTATGAAGCATATTATTCACGCAATATATGGTGCTGATCACCAAATTGCATTTAAAGCTTCTAATGCTAAAGAATTACTTGATCACGCTATGAAGTATATTAAAGATGGACTTGCTAATGCAGGTAAATTTAGAATATTTGCTACTTATGGTACTTTAAACGCTACTAAAAAGTATATTCAGCCTCGTAGCTGGGTTCCTTTTGTAGAATCTATGAGTATTGATGAAACTTCTACTCGTCTTAAATTAGCACCTACTGTGGATGCTATCGAAAGAATAGAAGAAAGTCAACCTACTTTAGCAAAAGCAGATGACTTAATGGAAACATCAAATGACGATTGGTAAAATAATCTAATTAAAATAAGAGGGCTTTAATAGGCCCTCTTTTTTTTATTATGGGAAAAATAGATTTAAATTCAATAGTCTTTAATGATCTTATTAGTAGAGAAGATATTCTAAAGCATGTAACTCAAGAAGAGATATATAGTTTTTATATGGGAGAAAAGATAACCTCTTTAGGAGTATATCATAGTCCTTTACGTGAAGACAATATACCTTCATTTGCTTTGTTCTTTCACAGAGTAAATAGAGATATACTGATGTTTAAAGATTTTGCTACAGGTGATTGCGGTGACTTTATTGCTATGGTGAGAAAGCTGTTTAATTTAAGCTACGCTGAATCACTGCAAAAAGTAGCATATGATCTAGGATTATCTGATTACAATGTATCTGGTACTAAACAAACTATAAACTATACTAAAATAACACAAAAACAAAGAGTAGAATTAGGAATAAAAATACGACCGTGGCAACAGCTGGATAAAGAATTCTGGCAACCCTTCGGCATAAAAAAGTCTACGTTAGAAAAGTTTAATGTGTTTCCTATTAGTCACGTATTTTATAATGGTAATGCTGTCAAAACTCATAAATGTGCTTATGCATATGTCGAGAAAAAAGATGGTAAACTAACTTACAAAATCTATCAACCATTTGAAGATAAACTCAAAAAATGGATTAACAATGCAAACTATTCTGTTCACCAAGGCTACACACAATTGCCTAAATCAGGTGAACTATTAGTTATTACTAAATCTTTAAAAGATGTTATGAGTATCCATGATGTTATTGGTGCTCCAACTATTGGTTTACAATCAGAATCTGTTATGATGAAAGACTCCGTTATGGACGAATATAAATCTAGATTCAAGAAAGTCGTATGTTTATTTGACAACGACGATGCAGGTATTAAACTCGCTAAAGAGTTTTCTAAAAGATATAATGTACCTCATTTCTTTGTACTGCCTATTTCAAACTCTAAAGACTTTAGTGACTTTGTAAAAAATACTACGATAAACTTTAGTATAGAATTTTTCAATAAAAAAATAAAAAAGTTATATGAATAAGCAAGAATCGCTGAGTAAGATCAGCAAAGACTTAATGCTAAAAGAACCGTTCTACGGTTTCTTTCTAATAATGCTAAATAAAGTATGGCATGATGCTATTGGAACAGCAGCTGTCAGCAAAAACGGCATTAACTATCAGCTCACTATTAGTGAGAAATTTTGGGAACCTTTATCTGAGTTACATCGTATGGGTCTTCTTAAACATGAATTACTTCATATTGCATTTAACCATCTTACTACTTTTGATTTATTCAAAGATAAGAAGCTAGCTAATATTGCTATGGATATGGAAATCAATCAATATATTGATAAAACATGGTTACCTGAAGGCGGTATAGATATAGATGATTATCCTGATCTTCATTTAAATAGAAGAGCAGGTAGTAGATATTACTATGATAAGCTTCAACAATTTCAAAAGAAGAAAAAACAAGATGGCAGCTGTGGCTGTGAGAATATGGATAAACTTCTTGATGCTGTAGAAAAAGGTCAATGTCAAGCTAAAATAGGAATGCCTGGAGGAGAAAGTAAAGATGTCAATATGCCCCATCATCCTTGGGAAGACTTTGAGAATTTACCTGATGCAGAAAAGCAGCTTATAGAAAAGCAATTGCAAAGAGTATTAAATGAAGTAAAAAATCAAGCCGAAAAGAAACAGGGTAATATCCCTGGTGAGATGGAAGGTATAATTAAAATTCAAGAAATAGTTCCTCCTAAATTTAATTGGAAGAATTATCTCCGACGTTTTACAGGTATTAGTACTAAGATTTTTACGAAGAAGATTCGTAGAAAGGAAAATACTAAGTTTCCTGATATGCCTGGTATGAAGGTTAAGATGAAACAAAAGCTTATGTTAGCTATAGATACATCTGGATCTGTTTGTGATGATGAGGTTAAAGAGTTTATGAATGAGATGCACCATATATATAAAACTGGTGTAGATATAACTCTTGTGCAGTGTGATACTTATATACGAGATATTAGCGAATATAAAGGTACATATGATCTTAAGCTTCATGGCCGTGGTGGTACTGACTTTACTCCTGTTATAGAATATTTTAACAAGAATACTAGTTATACTAGTCTTGTATATTTTACTGATGGAGAGGCAAGTACTAGTGTTAGTCCTAGAGCCAAAGTATTATGGGTTCATTCTGAACAATCAGATATCAATGAAGACCTTCCTGGTTTAAAAATTAAATTAGAATTATAAAAATTACAATCAATGAGTCAAGTAAAATTAAATGTTGATGAAATGAAAACTTTCATCAAACATATGGTTAATAATAACAAGTATATACAAGAAACAGGTAAAGTTCCTGTAGCTGTAAATATTGAAGGTGAAGCGGGCCTTGGTAAAACTTCCGCTATTTTGCAATTAGGCAGTGAGCTAGAAATGCAAGTAGTAAAACTAAATCTAGCGCAGCTAGAAGAATTAGGTGATCTTGTAGGTTTTCCTGTTAAAGAATTCCAAGTTAAAAATAACGAAGGTAAATCTCTATGGGTTACTGAACAAGAAATCGATACTGCTAATAAGAAAGGTTTTAAAGTTGTAGACAAAAGAATGTCTCATGCTGCTCCTGAATGGATTCAGGGTCGTGGTGAAGGCGGATTCTTAGTTCTAGATGATTATACTAGAGCTGATCACAGATTTATGCAAGCATGTATGGAATTGATAGACAAACAAGAATATGTTAGTTGGAGACTTCCTAGAAACTGGCATGTAATCTTAACTACTAATCCTGACAATGGTGACTATAATGTTACTAGTCTAGATAATGCACAAAAGACTAGATTTATATCTATAGACACTAAGTTTGACGGTCCTGTATGGGCTCGTTGGGCAGAGAACGTTGGTATAGATGGTCGTTGTATTAATTTCTTATTAATGCATCCTGAAGTAATTACCACAGATGTAAATCCTAGGTCTGTTACTACGTTCTTTAATTCTATAAGCTCTATAAAAGATTTTGAGAAAGAGCTTCCTCTTATTCAAATGATTGGCGACGGTTCTATTGGACCTGATGCGGGTGCTATGTTTGTCATGTTTATTAATAACAAACTAGATAAAATCTTAACGCCCCAACAATTATTAACTCTAGATGACGCAGATTTAATTAAAGAAACAAGAGAGTGTATAGGAATTAACGACACATATCGTGCAGATATCGCTAGTGTATTAGCCACTAGATTAATAAATCATTGCTTAGTATTTGCTCAAACAAATGCTATAAACGACGCAATGAACAAAAGGTTAATTGATTTAACAACTAAGTATGACGCATTCACTGACGATCTTAAATATTATATCGTCAAAGAATTGTTGGGTGGTAATAAACCTAAGTTTGCTAAGATGATGTTAAATCAAAATGTTTTACAAATGAGTACTAAATAATAAAATATGTTAAATTTACAACACACACTTGAAATACATAGAGTATATTCTGCAAGTAATGGAGGCCGCGACATAACTGGCACAAGTGTTACACCAAACACTGAAAAAGAAATATTTGAATATGATCCCGCAGATATTTCTAAGTTACTTGTTAAACAAGAATATTCTCCTAGTCCAGGAGATGTTCTATTTATAGGATCTGGATGCAATGTTCCTAGAATAAAGTTAAGAGATTTGCTATTAAATAATTATGCAAAAACTACTAATGATGTTACAAAAGCGACTCATATATTTGTAGATACTTCATTTCAAAAAATGGTTAGTTCTCTTTGGAGTAACACTGTAAGTAAAGCACAATTATTACAGTTTGGTGAATTACTGCATAAACATGATTATTTAAATAAAAGTGAATATGTAGTTTTAGAAAGTCTTATAAAAGATTTACCAGATGAAGAACAAATAAATGTTGCTAATCATGTTCAATACGAGATACAAAGAAGACAGTCTGATATGTTTAAAGGAACGCCAATAATAGAAAATCCTAATAGTCGTTCTAGTTATGTTAATTATGTAAAAGGAGATCATGTAGACAGTTGGAAATATATAATGGATAATCTTGATAAAGTATATGATTATAAATGTTTAATTAGTCATATAAATGCGGAAGATTCCATAACTATAGATGAAAAGGTATTTCAGCAATTATGTAGTATGTTTGAAAGTCAGGATCAAGATAATCATATATTAGCTATGGAAATTATGGCTAATAGTAATTACGTCGATTCTCTTATGTATTTAGAAATATTATTTGTTGACCATGGATATAGTATGAATGAATGTAAAACTAAAAGACATGTTAATTTTAAGTCTTTAGTAGATTATTTGGGTAAAAATCTTAACTATTTAGGAAGCAGTAGTTCTTATACTGCAATTGATTCTTTAATAGAAAAAGATGTTATTACTCTAGATTCTGTAAAATATATTTTTGATAGATATAAAACTGAGTTCTACAGTTCTAGTGATTATTTTGAAGTTAAACAAGTTACTCTTAGTGATAAGTTAGCAAAAATACTAAATGTCAATTATATTAAGACTGTTAAAGAAGACTATGTTCCAGAAGTAATAGAAGAACAAGTAGAAGAAGAAAAAGAAGTAAAGCCTGAAGAATTTAATTGGGTCGAATAATTAAAAACAAGCAATATGGTAAGTGAAATTAAATTAGAATTTCCTGAATTCATAACGCATATTCCTGTAAGTAAAAACAAATGGGTAAAAATTGGATATAATAAAATTCACGCGTCTGTGCACTACACAACTAGGGCAGCTCTTGTAGCTGCCATGCACGGATATATTGAAAAACATATACCAAATAATCTAACGATTGAAGCACCCGTCGAAACAAAACTAACAGTATATGCACCCGTAAATTATGGAGTTATGAAAATGATAAAAGATAAAGTAACAGGAAAAAGAAAGATGAGTTGGAAACCAGCTGCTGATGATTATAAACCCAATTGGGATATAGGTAATTTAGCTCTTATATGGTTAAAATGCTTAGATGATGTATTAATAAAGAAAGGGATTCTTCCTGATGATACAATAGAATTCTTACAAAGAACTACATACGAATTTGTACCTGTAGCAAACTTTAAAGATAGAAAATTAGCGTATCAAATAAAAACAATTAAACAATGATAGATTACCAAACAATAAGTGCTCTTAATCAAAGCACTTTAAAACAAATATTGGTTAGCCCAAAAGCATATATTAAAGCAAAAGAAAGACAAGAGGCAAGAGTTGAGTCTACTGAGCAACATTTTGTATTTGGGTCATTAGTAGATATGATGTTGACTGAGTCTAAAGAAGACTTTGATAAAAAGTATGCGGTTATACCTGACGACACAGGAGTGTCTGAGACTATTGCTAAAATAGTTAGAGGAATATATGAATCTGCTATTGCTGAAGATAAATTATATGATGCAGATATTAAGTATTCTCCTACAAATTTAGAAGACTATCCTGAAGAAATATTGAAACATTGTAATTATGAGCTTTATCAATCTAGATGGAAAGACGAAACAAGAATTAATAAAATTATAGAACAGGGTTCTAAGTATTTTGATATTCTTAAAAAATGTGGGACCAAAACTATAATCACAGAATCTGAATATGCTAAAGCAGTTAATTGTGTTATGGCTCTTAGATCTGATAAGCATACTAGTAAATACTGTCAAAAGAAATCCAATGACCCTAAAATAGAAATCATAGATAAACATGTAGTTGTATTTGAACATGATGGTCTAGAATTTAAAGGTGAATTAGATAGAATTATAGTTGATCATATTAATAAAACTATAACCCCTATTGATTTTAAGACTACTAGTAAATCTGTTCTTAACTTTGAAAATAGTTTCTGGCATTTCAGATATGATTTTCAAGCAGCTGTATACACTTTAGGTTTAACTAAAGATAAATCAGAAAAGCTTAAAAATTATTATGAAGATGGATATAGTTTTAGACCTATGTTGTATATTGTAGTAGAAACCTTTTTAAGTAATGCTCCTATGGTATTTGAGATAAGCAAAGCAGCTATTAACATAGGTTTGTATGGCAATGTAAATAAATCTTCTAGAGTTAAAGAAAACTTAGAAGGTTTTTATCAAGCAATCAAACGTTTTAAATATGCTACTGAATATAATGCTTGGGATTATCCAATGGAATACGATACTAAAGGTAAAACTACAATACGATTATAAATGAAATTTACAAAAACTGCAACATTTTTGTTTCCGCTACTAAACGTACCAAAGTCTTTGTTTGATTGTCATATATTAGATAGCTGGGGTCGACTTAAACATAAGTCCAGATTCCTCAATGCTTATCTAAAAAATGAAACAATCAGTAAATACAAAGAAGAAAATTATATTTACATAGTAGTGCGGGGATATAGAGACACAGATTTTGATAAATTTTATACTACTGTACAAGCATTTCCTAATTTCATAGATGATTATGATATTAAAGAATGTACTGTATTTATCTTTAGTGTTCCGACTGATTTTCAAAAAGACTTTAATTTAATTATTAATGGTAAATATTCTGAAATAAGTGCTGAAAGCAAGAAACTTATTCTTGCTAATCATTATTTTTCAGGTAAATCTTACACATTACCTCTTATATTAAATAAAGCAATTGTTCTTAAAGAAAGTTGGGAAGAACGTCTTAGTAATCCTGGATCATCTGCTCAATTATATGATCAGGAAGTATGGCCTATTATAAATAATAAGGCAGAAATTTTAACAAATGAAGTGATTTCTAATCACACAACAAATTCAAATTCAAAATTAACACCAACAGGGGACTTCTTCGGATAGTCCCCTTGATTGGGTGCAGTTTAGATTATATTAATCTGATAAGGGCTCGTTAATTCGGGCCCTTTTTATTATATTTAAATAAAACAAAATTAACTATGGCGAAAGACAGAAACGTACCAGACACAAACATTGATTTAGTAATAAAAGGAGAGCATCATGCTCGTAACTTTGCTTTAGAAGAATTAGTTAATAGGAAAAGCAAAGAAGGCATAAAGGATCTTAAAGCAGAAGTAATTCGTTTAAAATCTTTACTTAAAAATCAAGCAAATAATGAAGAAATTATGTTGCAAATACAAGCATTGCTAGTATTACAAAATGGATTAAAGTATAAAAATTCTTTATAAAGGAAACTTACAAGAATCTACTTGACATAAATGGAAATCGCCTTTACGTCTGTATTCTATAGTTAAAATGCGACCTCCTGTAGGCTTAACGGGTGCGCCTCGTTCAACGTGCCACCCTTTACTTCCTGTACCATATTCTTCTTTATATGTTCCCGTGATCATCATATGAAGCTGTTTTTGCACATGTCTGTAACTACTGCCTCCGAGTACGCAAACGTCTCTCACATCGTTTCTTGCAGCGTTTTCGTGAATATGACCCATAGTAAATACATCAAAGTCTTCATACATTTCTAAAGCTCTAGTAAGATTAAGAGCCCCTTTAGTTACTACACCTCCTCCACCTGATCCGTGGAAATATTTTATTTTAATAGATCTTGTAGAATCTTTTGAATTAGGCTTTTTTCTTACAATTTGATTTACAATAAACCAACCACCGTAACCTCCTACCATCACATTAGAATGGTTTCTAAGATTAAGAAGTTTTACAAATCTAGCTAGTATATCAGTCTCTTGCCATTTAATAATTGCTGTCTCATGGTTACCGTAGCCTATAACTGTAAGTAAATGAGAATAAGGTGACCACCATTCTACTGCTGTTTCTACTATACTATCTAAATACTTAGAGTTGTTGTGCTCTGGTCTTATGTCAGATTTATTTTTTCTTCTGTCTCCTTGACCCTGCATCAAGCAAAACATGTCTCCGTTAATGTGGATAGGAATAGATTCTTTTACACAATAATCTAAATCTTTTTTTAATAGTTTCCAATCACATTTAGGATTATCCCAATGTAAATCTGAAAACATTGCAATGCGTGCTTTACTACCCCCTAATTTTAATTCGTGGATATTTTTAGCGTGTTCTATAAGTTTCATATTGATTTTTTAACTCTCGTTTTGTAAGATACGAAACTTTATTTTAAGTAAAAAATTTACCGCTAGTTCCATCCATTAAATTCTTCTTCATTTTCTAACTCTTCTATAGCTTGTTCGTATATATCTTGCTTTTCTTGTTCTTGATAAGTATCCCAATCTCTTGCTTGACTAGGTAGTAAATTATTTTTAAGCCATTTTGTAAAAGAATATTGTTTTTCTGGATCGCTTTCTAACATTACTATACTAAAAGCTCCTTTGTTTACTAATTGCTTATAGAATTTATTTTTTTCTTCTGGATACTGTAATTCATATATATTTTTCCATCCAAAAGGAATTATTCTTTTTTGAACCCATTTCCATCTTTGTGTTTGTCCCTCATACGGTCCGCTTTCTACTTCTTCTCCATTGAACAAATATCCTAAATCAGTTATAGATTTAAGCCACTTTGTACCTACTATAGGCTCATCTACTAAATCAGTCATTGTTGTAGGACTCCAAGGAGCTTTTTGTTCCATCAAAACCCTATTCATAATTAAAGAAGTAAAATGAATAACAAATTCATCATCATCGTCTTCATCTGCATATTTCTGAGCAATTCCTGCTAAAACTGCAGCTATAAGAGTAGCTAATAGATCTAAAGCAGTTTTTTTAACTCCTCTTCTTTGGGCTTTGCTTAGTTGGTCGTAAGCTGCCCAACCTGCTGTAAGTCCTTTTCCATCTTGAAATTGTCTATATATAGCAGGAATATATTTTCCAAAAAAGGATGTATAGTGTCCTATTTCTTCTTCTCCTGTAATCCAACTTGTTTTTTCTCCTTGAAACTTAGCATCTACTAAATTAATAAACCAACCACGGTGCATTAATACAAAATCTCCTACATAAGTTCTAGCTAATTTACCTTTATCAGTTTCTCCAAGTAGTCCATCAACATTATTACTTACATATTCTATTTTTCCTCTAACAGCATTTAATAACCCCTCATTAATATATGGTTTAAAATCTTTTTTAATTTTTAAAGTACCATTAACTTCTTCATATGCATTATATAAACTTTTTTCTCTAAGAGATTCCCATTCTTTTTGCACGGATTTTTCGTGAGCTTTATCTACTGATCTACTTTTTCCAAAATCTACACCTGATTTTTTTGCAGTTTTTCTTAAAAAGTTTTCTTTAGTAATAAATGTTCCATCATATAATCTGTAATTATCATAAACGCTTAAAGCAATTCTAGATTTTAATCCATAATCTCCTGTAGCATATGATACATACATAAGATCTCCACTAGCTGCTTTTCTGACTAACCTAGATTTATCACTTTCATATATCATAGAATCTAAAGTAACTATATTCATGTCTTGGTTAATCAAATGCATTTTACTAGTCTGTTTTGTAGAACCAATTTGCCCAACAACAGTAGCTATTTCTTTTAAAAATTCTCCTCTAGCCCAGTTCTTGCTTTCAACAGTAGTATATAAACCTGTAGAATCCTCTATAATAGAATCTACATTTCCTTTAATATAACCTGCTAAACTAGTAGGCACATTAAACGCAAGGTTATTGTTTCTAATATATCTAGCTATGTTAGATGTTATTTTAGTAAGAGAAACAGTTTTATTTGTGCCTGGAATTTTAGTCTCTGAAGTTTCTCTTTGTTGGCCATAAACTAATGAATCAATCATTTCTTTAACAGTAGCATATTCCATAGTTGCTTCTGACGCAACTTTTTCTTTTATATTTCCTCTCTTAGTTTTATAATATTTTTTATCTTCTAAAGAATTTAATATGTTATTTGTTTGGGGAGAAATTTTAGTCATTTGATAAAAATTCTCAGCCATTTCTGCAAACATTACAATTGATCTTCCTATATCAGTAGATAATTTAGTAGGATCTTTCAATTCTTTAGTAAAAAATATAGGAACTGTGTCTTTATCTAATTCTCTTAATTCACCAAATTGAGTATCATCAGCTTCTATCATCACTCCTTCTTGAGCTACTTGTTTTATTCTAGTAAACATATTTCCATCTGCGTTAAATATTCTATCTAACGTACTTTTCATAACTGATGGGACCATATATAACAATTGATCTGTTCTAAAAGCTGCAGGAAGTTTAGCAATAGCTTCTCTTTTAACTCTCATTATTTCTTCATAATGAAGTCTAAAAACTTCATCTTGCATTTTTTTAGCAAAATCTTTGTTTTTATATTTTTGATTAGGTACTTGCTTATACTCATTTTTTACAAAGTATCCTTGTTTTTTCTTATTTTCTAAGTCACTTTCTTCTATCCAAATAGGATCAGCATTAGAATTTTTTTTCTGAACCATTACCTGAGTTCTTAAATTTCCTTCGTCATCTATATAATCTTTTTTAGCAGGTATTTTAATAGTTTCGGAATTTTGTGTATACCATTTTTCCCACATCTTAGAATAAATCTCAGACTGTTCTTTTGTAAAAAAGTTTTTATTGATTAAAGAAGGATCTCCTTCTCCAGTTTCTTCATTTATAAAACCTAATGCTTTTGCTACTTCTTTTCTATGTTCTTCTCTATTTTTAAAATAATCACCTCTATTATATTCTGATTCAAAATAATGAGTTATTTTGTCGTCTTTTTTTTCTATGAGATCTTCATTCTTATATTTAGTAAAAAATAAAGTTTGAGAATTTAAAACTCTTCTAGCAGTTCTAACTGAAAACCTTTTAACAGTATTATAAGCATTGTAAATAAGTTTATGCACTGCTCGTATTATAGGTGATTTAGCATTTTTATAATTTCCAAACTGGTATTTAAACCAATCCCACATACTTGTTTGAGAAGCATCAAAAGCTGCGTCTTCATCGTATTCTTCATCCATTACTTCTCCATCAGGAGATCTATTAATCCTTCTTATGTTTTCTTGGGCTTTTTCTTTTGTTAAAGGTTTTAGTCTAGTTCTAGCTTGGGCCAATAAATCTCTTAATTCAGAAACAGCTTTTTCTATATCATCTATCTCTCCTTCTTCTTTGTTAAGAGTAGAAACTCTAACGTCTTCTACTAAACTATTTATTAGACTACTATATCCATCTAAAAACTTTTTATAATTTTGTATAGCTGTGTTAGAGAGCATTACTTCTCCTTTTTCTGCAGCATCTAATGTTTTAAAAATTTCATAAACAGATTCTTTACTATTAAGTATCCACCTAGCAATTCCTAAATCATATCTTTTATTTGCTAAATCTAATTCAAGTTTATCTTTTTCTGCTTCTAATAAAGCTCTTGCTTTTTTACTGCTTTTACTTCTAGTTTCTTTTTGAGCTCTTTTTATTATAACTATCTTTTTTAAAAGTTGTTCTTGTACATCTTTTAAAAACTCTTCTTTTTTATTTATCTTTTTTTGGTCTTCTTTTTTTTGTTTTTGATATTTTATATCTTCTTTAGTAAACTCTCCTTGTCCTCTGTATTGTTTTAACTTATTATATTGTTGAAACTTACCGTAATCTCCTACTTGTTCTAAATTTAAAATATCTTGTGCTAAAGGAATAACAACTTGTTCTATATCATTCCTACCTGCACTATCTATTCCTAGGGCCCAATCTAACCAAGCAGTAAAATCTTGCCATACTTGTTTAAGACTTTGCCAAAAACCAGAAGCTTCTTCTTTAATAAGCTGATCTGTTTGTTTAAATTGATTAACTATTTCAGCTGCTAATATTTTACCTAAAGCTTCTTTTCTAAAATCTTCTTCTGTTTCATAGATATCTTTATACTCTTCTTTTACTTCAGCATAAGTAGCCGTATCTACGACTTGTTCTAAAGCCTTTCTTACAGTAGGAGGACCTAAAATATATTCAGTTTCGTTTTCACTTAATAACTGCATTTCAATAGCAAAGTGAGCAACTTCTTCTGCCATAGTATCTATATTGGCTCCATCTGCAATTGCTATAAGAGAGTTCATAAAATCAGATACTCCTAATGCATTTTCTTCAAACCTATTTGGAAATTTTTCCATAACAGATTTTAAAGATTCTACAGCAACACCATGTTTACGAGCCCAAGCAGCAAGTATTCTATCTAATTTAGCATTTGCTTTTTCAGTATTTCTAGAACTCATTTGTCTAAACATACCGTTAGCATATGGAGAATAGTAAGTATCTTCTTTTGCTGTTACATTAGCATTTTTATAACCTGCTATGTAATAATTACCTTGATAACTTTTACGCAGTCTCCAAGGCTGATCTCCAATCATATCAGACATTCTTCTAAGCTTGCTATCTATTCTTATGATATCATTTTCTGAAAGTTCTTGTTGATATACTTCTTTAAAAAATAAATCTCTAGCTTGCTTAATTGCAGCTCTTCCTCTACTAGGACCAACTTGATATAAAATAGGAGCTGTATCTCTTTCTTTTTTTATAGTAACTTCATTCCAAGTATTACCGTTTTCATCAGTAATTTTTTCAATTTTATATCCTTGTTTTTTAAGAACATTAGTTACTCTTCTTTCATAAAAATTTTCAATAGGAGCAAGTTGTTCTATATTTTCATTTTTATATTGTTTTATTCGGTTTTCAAAAAATTTTATTTTAGTATCTATTTCTTCTCGTAATTCTGTTTCTTGGCCTCTTCTAATTACTCTACCTATTTTATTAACCTTTTTAGCAATTTTTTGTAATTCTTCTTTTGATTGTCCTTCGTATTTATAATCTTCTGAATATCTGTTTCCACTTTCATATTCTAATCTATAACTAGTAGAAGAATCTACAGGTTGATATCTTGACTTTACTACTATAACCTTGTCACTGAAATCAAACATTTCCCATTGATTATTTTTTTCAGGATTTTTAGGAGGTCTAAGTTCTAATTGTTTTGCCTCAGATAACAGCTCTTCTGTTTTTTTCATTTGGTTAGCAATAGTTTCTTGACCTTCTATTTTAGCAGCAGTTTCTCCTCTTGGAAACAATACTTTTTCATATCCTTTTCTAGCACTATCTTGAATAATTGATTTAATAAAAAATTTAATCCAATTACCATCTTTGTTTAAAAGTTGTAAAAAATCATTTTCAGCGCTAGATCCTCCTGATTTAGTTAAAATTTCTTTATCTCTACCTTTTTGAAATAAATCAGATTGAAATTCTAGTATTCTACGGGTTTTAGAATCTGATTTGCTAAAATAACCATAACTTCCATCGGGTAAAGCTCTTACTTCTGCCTTACTATAATCTACATTACCTTCAGAATTTAAAGCCTCTTCTTTAGTTATTTGTTTAGTTGTTTCATCACTTCTAAACCAACCTATTCCTTTATCGGTACTAAAATCAGCATGACCTTTAATACCAGGTGTAATTTCAGGAGTAGATATTTCAGTTTCTATATAGTTTGTACCTCCTGGTACTGTTAAATAAGAATAATATTTAGTTGGTTCTTCTGTTATTCGGCTCTCGTTTGCTTCAATAAATTCTTCTTTAGAAATTTCTTTATTATTTTTAGAATAAGAATATTTTGCGGGTATAAGTCCTTCTGGAGTACGGGAAAAATTTGATATTAAATTGGATTTATATGTATCATTGCCTATTTTAAATTCCGATGCATACCAACCTGAACTATTTTCATTTGTAGCAATGTTAGTTTCAACACTAAAACTATTTTCACCAGCAATAGCTATAGTTATATCTTCTTTAGTCATTCCTGGCTTCGCTACTTTTTTAAATATTGCTATTTGATTCGCAGGAATTCCTTGTTTTTGAAGATCATTTATCCATCCTTGTTCTTTACCTTTTTTAAGTACGCCTCTATTAAGTTTAGGCAATATATCTATTATTTTTAATTGAGCAAGTACTCTAGAATCATCTAGACTTTTTTTAAGATTTAATTGATCTATACTAGGAAAATCTTCACTATTATTAGTATCCATCCAAACCCCTACTTTAGCAGCTAGAATAAAAGGATTGATATCTGTATCTAATAATAGTTCTTTGAACTCAGGATGGGATTTATTTATACACTTACTCATTAGTTACATTTTAAAATATTTTCTTTCTCGTTAAGAGAAAGATTTTGCCACTCTATTTCTGTCATAATATCTTTAGTGTCTTTACCATTCATAGTTTTAATTCCATAAAGATAATCATTTAAATATTGCTCCAGTTGTCCTTCGTCATTAGCGTCAATCTCAAATTCTATAAATTCTTTATTTTCTGACAACCACGATTGTTGTTCTTTTCTTTTACTTTCATAAATTTCTTTTTCAATTTCTTTTTCTAGAGAATCATAATATTCTTCAATTTGTTCAGCTTGCTTATTTATCTCTATATTATAATCAACTAGACTATTTATTAATTTCATAGATTCATCATAAATTCTTTTGCCTTCTGGAGTATTTGTTTTTTTAGAAAATAAAGAAGTTACAAAATTTATAAATTTTTGCCAAATGCTTTCTGATTCTTGAGGAGCTTTTAAAGTTTTAACATGTTCTGCAAATTTTGCATTAGTAAAAATTTCTGCTACAAATTCTTTTTCATTAGTAAATCCATAAAAATCTATAGGATTACCGCTCATTGTGTCTAAATCTTTTGCTTCTTGAAATAAAGCTTCTAGTTTTTTTCCAGCGTCGTTTTCTGCAGACATTAACTTATTCTTATAGACTTGTCTAATAGAAGTTTTATTGTTTTTAGTTAAACCTGTTAATTCTGTAAATTTTTCAGGAGTGATTCTACCATCAATTAAGTCTTCTTTTAAATCATCAATATCTGCTTTATCAGTAACAGGACCTTCTGATACTTTTTGGTAACCTGAAAATTGTGAACCAAATCTTTCACCTGACGGCACTTCTTCAGAAACAAGAATTTGTTCTAAAGTATATCCATGTACCATTTCATGAAGTAAAGTATGTATAAAAACTGTTCCATTATAATTTTTTATTTTAGAAAGTGGTATAGATATTCTTCTAGTAGAAGTATTATACCACATAATAGCGTTTACAAGAGATACATTTCTCTCAATTGCTTCCTCATATTCTTCTTCACTAAGCCATTTTATTTCAAAATCTACTTGACCTAATTTTTCAACTAATTTTGCTGTTGGAGAATCTTTAGTAATAGCTGGCCATAGTTTTCTAAGAATTTTTTTAGTACTATCATTTTTAGGATTTATAATATTATCTATTACCATAGCTACTGATGGCCATGCTATGTCTGTAGTAAGACTGTCTGATATTAAAGTACTATCTGTTGTTAAAATACTTCTTTCTGCCTTACCTAATTGTTCTAATAATTGGTTATATAATTCTTTAAGAACTGGGTCAGTATCTGGAGTTTTATTTTCCCATTTTCTATCCATATTACGACCGCCATATACTTTAAATTCTCCTTGATTTATTTCAGCTACATATTTTTTATCGCGCCACTTTACTGTATATAATTTTGTAGTATCTTGTAATTTAGTTTTTTTAGTCGGTTGGGGTATAGGCACTTCTCCAACAGGAGGAACAGTTTTAGGTACTTCACTGTCATTTTTAATATTATCTGCTACTTCTTTACTTACTGCTAAATCAGCAAGTCTTTTAGCTTCTGTTTTCTTTTTAATATCTTCTGGAGAAGGTTTAATAGATTCTTTAATATCATTTAATGCATCAAAATCTAAAGCAACATTATTTATTCCTAAATTAGGAACTCTAATATATTTGTGTACTAGTATTTCATTATTATAACTATCTGTGATTGTAATAGAATCTGCCAATTTATAAACACTATTAGTATAATGGTTATTTTGTTTTGTGTCAAATGCTCTAACATATTCAATAGGCTTATCATCTAAGTTTCTTAAATTTTTAGTAGCCTTATTATCCTTAATAAGTAAATTTCCTTGTTTGTCTTTAATAACGTTATTACTTGCATAAACCTTTTGAGATTCTTCTGATAGATTTTCATAAGTAGTTTCATCTGAAGTAAAGTCAGATTTATCATCTAATGTTTTATTAATTTTAGCAGTAGGAATAAAAGAATGTCTCCCTGAAAAGTTTCTTATAAATTGGTCCATAAATCTACCATTATATTCTCCGTCGTAATTTTTACTAAACAATCTTTTTTGCAATAATTCATTTAAAGTCAATTCTCCGCCACCGTCTTGTATCTTTAAATCATCTTGTGTAGATTGATATTCATTTGTAAAAAACTTTACAGGAATTACATTAGCAAATGTATTAGGACCAAAATTAAATCCATTAGAAAAGAATGTATACTTAATTAAATTTTTAGCCATTTGTACATTCTTAGGATCAGTATCTAATAACATTCTTTCCCAAGAAGCAGATAATGCTTCTATATCAGCCGCATCTTTTCCTGTTTGGTAAAACTCTATCCTAGTTATTGGAGATCTTGCATCAGGACGAACAATATGTAATTGGTCCATTAAAGGTTTAAAAGAAGAGCCTTCTGGTAAATTTCTTTTAAATTTTAAAAGTTCTGCAGGTAAATTATTTAAGATGTCTTTTGATTGACTATGATTAAAAAACTTAAATTCACTAGCAATATAATTTAAATAATTTGAATTAACCATTTGACTTTCTTCAGCAGTTAATGTTCCTGAAGATTTGAAGTCTGTAAAACGTTCTTTTATTAATCCTAAATTAGAAAATATAATATTTGTAGGATCTGTTTCGTCAAGGTTACCAATAGTTGGAAATACTTTTTCATATACTCCTATAGGTTTATATAAACCATAAAGAGTAAATGCAGGATTCATTCTTTGTCTAGAATTTTTAGGAAGAATTATTTCATCTAATCCTAAAATTTTACTTCTACCTGCTTCTTCATCTTTTATAACTCTTCGTTGTGAGTTTAAAAATTCCCAGTCTCTAGCACCAGTTGAACCATATGCTGTAATAGCATCTGTTTTTGCTGCTTGAACTCCTCTAGATAATTCTTCTCCTATTTCATATAATTGTTCAAATAAAGCAAGAGCTGTTTTTTGTATTGCTGCAGATTTTGCAGTATCAGATTTTTGTAAATTACTTTCTAATAACTCAGTAGTTAATTCTTTAATAGAAGGCTGTTTTACTTTAGAATCTTTAGTCATGTTATTACTAAGATCTTGTAGTATTTCGTTTTTAATTATACTCAATAATTGAGTCCTGCTCATAGAACCTTGTTCATTTTTAACCCTTTGAGTAAGTTCTAAAATTGCAGGTTGGTTTATTAAAGCAAAAATAAATTCTTCGTCTACTCCTAGTCTATCTCCTAATGCTACAATATTAGCAGTAAAAGTATTAAAGTTTAAGAAAGCAGAAATAGGTTCTTTTGCATTATCAACAACCGCTGCTAATTTAGTTGCTAACGATCTTGAAATACGTTTATCTGATTTTGATTTAGTTTCATGTAAAGAATCATAAGTTTCTCCATTAAATTCTAAAGTATCTTTTAATCTTAAATTAGTATACTGAGCTTTTGCATGATGAGTATTATGATTTGCCATAATACCAATAAGATCTGCTCCATCCATATTACGTCTAAATAGTTCTAATTGAGTAGAAGGATATGCTATATTAAAGTCTCTATCTTTATCTAGTTTATCTGCAGCATCTCTTAATTTTTTTCCTGTTAACTTGGCCTCTTTAGTTTTGCCTGCTTTTAACAATCGTATTCGTGCTCCCATTTCTTTAAGAATATCAAAGTTACCTGGGTTAATAATTGCAGGAGCTGTATGTCTATTTTCTAAAATAGATTTTAAAATATTTATTTTATTGTTGTCTCTAGCAGCTCTTGAATTAAATTGAGTAATTTCTAGTTCTTTTCTCATCAAAGCTTTAGCAATTACATCTATAACTTGTTTCTTTTTTGCAAGAGCTTCTTCTAGAGCTTCACTTTTATAAACTAAATCTTCATCGTATTCTTCTTCATTTAAAATATCACGATAAGCTTTTATATTTTCTTTTGTTATTTGTCGTAAATCTTTAGCGTCTTGTGTACCTAATTCTTTAGATTTTTTAAGATCTTGTTTAGCCTTTCTAATTAATGCTTCTATTTCTTGAATACTAGCATTTTTATTTTTAGTAGCTAAAGCTAATTCTCTAACAACATTTTCTACCTTAGTAATAAAAAAAGGTTCTTTTGTTATTAAAGGACTTTTCGTTTGTTCTACTAACCTATCTAATAGTATATCACTTCTAAAAATATTTTCAGCTAAATCTCTTGCTTGGTCTATGTTTTCAATACTATCGTAATACTTTACTATTTTTGGAAAATTATCTACAATTTTAAATTGCTTAGATAAAAAATATAATTTATCAATATCAAAGTCAAGTCCTGCAATAGTAGTTACTTCTGGCGGCATTATAATAGTGTTTGCCATAGAAGGAGGAGTAAATCCTATTACTTCTATATTAAACATAGAATACTTGTCTTCCGTCGGAATTCTGTTTGCTACGATATCTAAAAGTTCAGGAGCATGCGTTTTTATATAATCAAAATCAACTTTTCCATTTTTAGTAGGAAAAAACTTTTTAGAAGTATGGGGCATCAGTACTTGCCAAATAATTTTACCATCTTCTATTTTTAATTTAGGATGGAATTTTTCATCTACAAGCCCTAAAGCATCTTCTTCTGTTAAAGTACTTACTCCATATGAAGGAGTGTTAATTAATCCTCCTCCTTTAATTTTTTGTTTTACTACTCTATTTCTAAAAATAGAATGAAGTAAACTCTCTGTTTGGAACAAAATTCTTGGATGAAATAATGGAAGAGCCGTAGTAATTACTTGTTTAGTACCTCCTAAAATCTCATCGTTTACAGTTACTTCTACAGGAGCAATAGCTGCAAGATACTGATCTCCCATATTTCTTTCTATTGCATGTTCTCTTAATAAAGGAATTAATTTATTGTAATTAAGAGTGCCGTCTGGATTTACCATCTCTTTTTCTACAGATTCAAAAGATTCTTTAAGATCGTCAAAAATAGTATCTTGATACATCTGAACTATTTTTTGACCAGTAACAACAGTGTTTTTTCCTCCTACATTTAAAGTATAATTTCCTTCTAAATTTATGTCTGAAATAATAAGAGTACGTAACTGAGATCCAAAATTACTTCTTTCATCTATATGGTGAGCAGGAGTTTCTTGCTGTTTTCTATAATCTGATCTATCTAATTGAAAAACTTTCATTCCCTCATAACCTACACTTGGCTTATACCCGTCATCAGTAGACTCATAATGAGTAAATCTATTATCTGAAATATTTTTAATTCCTCCAACTTTTACTGCAGACTCAAAAAATGCTACTTCATATTTTTGATCTTGCATATCATTGTAAATAGCTGCTAGTTTAGGATATACTAGATTACCTTTTTTATCTTTTTTAAGAGCAAAAGACTTAGTTAAAACAGTTTCAGAGTTTTTAATTTGTATAGGAACTTGTGTACCATCTACATCTAATTTAGTAAACATAAAAGGTTTTAATGGAGATGCTGGTGGATCTATTATTTTTAAATCTTCTATAGTCTCATTACCATTTTTAATTCTTTCATATGCTTTATCGTGAGCTTCTCCCCATTCTCCTAAACCTTGCAAAACTTTTTTACGGAAATCTAAAGAAACCCAAGTACCACCATCAGATTCATTATTTTGATCTTTTTTCTTACTACTTGCTTTTTCTTTCCACATTATTTTTAATGCTTTCTTTTCAATAGCAGTCATATCTGATCTATCAATAATATCATAAATATGTTTTAGATTTTCTTGACTAGTAGGAACCATGCTATCTTCTAAAATAACTGCATCAAAAGTACCTGTGCCTGTAGTATAAGTACCAGGACTAAATATTTGTTTAAATCGTTTTTGATAATCTGTAGTACCGTTATAAAAACTAGGATCTCCTGCAAATAAAACATTAGTTTGCATTTGGTAATAAAAAGTATTTAATAAATAATCTATAAATACTTCAGTCTGTTCAGCAGGGTTTTCTAATTTTTTATCCATTACCCCTTCTGTAAAATTAATTAATCCTGTGTCTTGACTTATTGAATTTATAATTCCTGATTCTGTGTACTTTTTAACTTCTTGTTTAAAAAATCCATCTTTTTCTAAGTTAAACTCTAAAAAGTTTTCAATTTCTTTTTTTATTCCTTCTTTAGTTTTAAGGTTTTTTCCTGGAACATTATTTAAAAAAGTAAGTAATTGAAATTTTAATCCATTTTCATCAAAATTATCATTTAATAATAATGGATGTGTTGGATTATCTTTTTTAAGCTTCTTAATATATTTTATTCTTTCTAATTCGCCAACAGCAGTTTCTGTTAATTTGTCTATAATTTCTTCTTTAGTAAGACGTTTAGCTTTTATATAATGAGCTGTAGGAGAATCAGAAGGAATTCCTAGTTTAATCATTATATTTTTCCTGTCTTTATATGCTGCTGATCTACCATAAAAAAGCCCTATACTAGTTGCTTCTAGTTCTATGTCAGACATCCTATTATAAGGCACAGCTTTATTTTGACCTTTTCTAGTAAGTCCGTCTAATATAACTGATGAAAATACACTTCTTAAATTTTCATCTTCTTGTAAATCTTTTAATAAAGGAAGATTACTAAGTACTTTATCATTAGCTACAGATTTTATAAAAGCATCTAGTTGTTCTTGATTATTAAATTCAGAAAGCATTTTATTTATTTGGCCAGAAAGTATAATGTTATACTTACTTTTTCCACCAACTCCTCTAAAGCTAGAAACAAGTTCTGCATCTAATGCAGGTTCTATTATTTGAGCTAATTGTTCTACTAAACTTTTACCAGATTTTTTATCTTTACTATACTGAATATCTGTCTCAGGCATAAGACTAGTAAATGGATTCTTTCTTTTAGTAGCGTCTCTTACATATTTAGGAATATTTTTAACTACTCTTTTCCCATTTTCTACAACTTCTCTTTTTTCTATAGCATATGAATCTGCTCCTGTTAATTGTTTACCTACTTCTATAAGTACATTTAACAATTCTCCTATTTTGCCTCTCTTATATTTAAATTCTTTTCCTCCTGATTCATATATTTTCATTAGTTGGTCCGAACTAATAGGAATATTTACTCCTGAAAGTATCTTAGCTATTCCTTCAAAATATTTACCGTTTTCAAAAAATGCTTGATTTCTTTCGTTTATTTTCTCGTCAGCACTATCATTTATTTTATTATAAATAGCTTTAGCTCTAATAACACCATCAAAAAATTCTTTTGCTTTTGCAGCAATAATATTATCTGTAAAGTTTGACGCAGCTTTGTCTGCTCTAAATAAAGGATTAGTAGTAGATAAAAAGTTAGCTATTAAATCTTGTGATATAATATCTTTAATTCCTTTAGCATTAGAATTAAATACTCTAAATTCTCCATTAACTTCATATACACTAACAAACTGTGCATAATTTTTGCTAGCAAAATTAGTCCAAAATAATGTTCTTAATCTAGGATTATTATCAAATATTTCAATAATATCTTTTTTCCAAGGTTTATTAAGCTTTGCAAGTTTTTCATTAAATTCTTGTAAAGTATAACTATTAGCCACTTGAGAGACTAAAGCAGCAAATACTGTTTGAGGATCTTCTACATCTTGTATACCAAAAGGAGTTACAGCTGGGCCTCCTTCAGAAGTATATTTAGGTACGTTTGCAAAGAAACTAATTAGCTGTTGTCTCATCCCTTGTTTAGGATTCCTATTTATACTATTTGTTTGTGCTACCATATCAGTAGTAGTCTCTCCTTCTTCTACTTGCTTTATGGCTTCTTCTCCAGTAATTTGACCTGTTGAATCTTCTTGCCTAACAGCAGCTTCTGCATTATATCCCCCATAAGATATTTCAATACCTTCATTTGTTTTTAAAAATCTAGTAAATTTTTCTAATAAATCTGTGGATTCTAGAAACTCAATTTGTTGTCTATTGTTTTTTCTAACAGCTTTTTGATTGTTGGTTATTATCTTATAAAACTTACTGTAACTATGTAGTAAAGAATTGTATTTAGCAACTGCTTTTCTATCTCCTTTAGCTTCTGCCTGTGTCTTTAAATTCTTTAATTTACCAATATCCCTAACAACACTAGTAATAGCGTTAGTAAAAAGTACGTGTGGTCCTGATCCGCCTTTAACATTATTTTTAGGGTCTGCTTTTATTTTTAATTTATTAATAAGTTCAGGAACACTAAGCTTACCTTCTGGGTCTATCTGTTCTCTAAATCCTTGAAGAGCTTTTTTAATTTTTGAATTAAAAAATCTTAGCGCCCATTTTTGTTCTATAGGATTAACGTATTTTCTATTAGGAGCAGTAGTTCTTTGAGATTGTCCTATAGATTGACGTATAGATCTTTTTAATACAGTGTTTTTAAATTCAATAGAATCAGAATATACTCCTAAATTTATATTCTCAAAAAGATTATCAATATTTAAAACTTTATTCTTTTTAAAGAATACTTTAAGCATTCTATTTAATCCTTTAAAAAAAGAATTGGTATTTTTAAAATTAGCTACTCCTGCATTATATGCATCATAAGTAGGAACTCCTGTTAATCCGCTTTTCTTTTTTTCAAAAGATTCTTTACTTAATGGCTTAAGCTTATTAACTTCTTGGCTTTGTTCGTAAGCCGTAAATTTATCTGCTAAAAATTCTTCTAATTCAATAAATGTAGGCCTAACATATTGAACTTTTTTAGTGCCATCTTCTAAAGTAACTTCTTTTCTTGTCAAAGGAATCTCTTCTTGATACTTATAAAAAACTTCATTTAAAATTTTAATTCTTTGTTCTAATGGAAGAACTAAATTAAATATAACATGGAATGCTTCGTGAGCTTCTGTGCCTGCAGGAGCAAGTTCTTGTATTAATACAGCTGCTGTAGTAAATAAACCATACAATTCATCACCGTGTTTTAAAGCTTCTTCAAGTTGCTCAAAAGATTCTTTAGGCAAATAGTTTTTTATATTTTCAAAATTTCTTACAATTCTAACTGTACCACCTTTTCCTGATTCTCTTTTAAAAGATTCTCCTAATATTCTTTTAAGAGTTTCTAATCCTTTTTTTCTGGCTTTTTTAGCATCTTCTTTACTAGGAAGATCTGCTTTAGGACCCATTTTTGTTTTAAGGTTAGGATCTGCAAAAAAGTCTCCACTATCATCACTAAGACCGTCGGTATCAATATCATCTCCTGTCTCTTCATTAGTATCTAAAAGAGTTTGTTGTTTAGCAGCTTCTTCTTCTAAAGCTTCTAATGTTTTATTTATGCCTTCTTGTTCTATTACTTCAGCACCTTCACCAGCTTCTCTTGCTTCTTGCTCTTTAGCTGCTTCTATAGCATTTTCAATATCTTCTAAAGACCCTTCTTTAAATACATCTTCTGAACTAGTCTTTTCTTTTGCTTCTTCTTTTGTTTCTTTTTTTTCTTCGGCTTGGGTAGCTCTAGCAGATCCTAATAAGTCATCCATAGATATTCCAAGACCAGCTAAATCTGCATCATCTGGAAATTCTTCGTTAAATAAAGGACTTTCTTGTTCTTTAGTAGAACTTACATCAGGATTAGGAGTACTTGCAGATTCTGCAGATTCTCCAAATTCTTCGTTAAATATTGGAGTATTTGATTTATCAAATTCTAATACTTGTTTTTTATAAGATTCTTTCTCTTCAGACGATAGTTGATATGTTTCTAAAAAGAAAGAGCTTGAGTGAAAAAAGTTTCCATTATCGTGAAATAAATCTGTTTTAATAGCATTACTATTTGCTACTTTTTCATTATAACCATCGCTATTAATTTGCCAGTAACTTACTTTTCTAATCCTGCCTCCTAAAAATTCAAATAAACCTGTTAAATCAGAACTAGGATACGATAAATCAAACACTTTAACACTACCATTATCCTGAACTTCTTCCCATACTAAATCAAATTGTTCTTTTTGCCTGTCATATGTAACTTCAAATCTATATAATATATCTTCTATAATACTTCTAGATTTTTGTATATCAGAAGGATCAGTTGCATCTCTTAAATTTTTTAATTCTTGTTTAAGAGGTTTAAAATCGTTAGTGTCTTTAACTAAATTAGTAAACAATCTTACTGGATAATGGCCATATGCAGAAGGAACTAACATATAAACATATCCAGGTTTCATACTTGCAGCAAAATCTGTTTTACTGTTTTCTATTATTTCTTTAATTTTTTTAGATAATGGACCTGTTCCTGTATGAATATTTTCTAATCGAGTATCTCCTTCTGAACTATTTCCTAACTTAACACCTGTTCTAGTTTTTATAACAAGCATTAATTGATTGTCTTTATCTCCTCGTGCATCTGCGGCTTGTTGAAGTAAAGTAGCTGGATTATTTTTTAAAGGTTCTGATCTGTTTTTAGGATTTTTACCTACATTAAGGTTTCTTTGAATTTTTCTTCTAATTCTTAATTCAATAGGTTTTTTAGTAATAGATGTTTTAGGTTGGTTTTTAATTTTAGAAGAATCTAATTCAAACTCTTTTAAAGAGATTACTTGATCATTTACTAATTGATCTATTAATCCATTTTCTAAAATAGATTTAAATTCTGCTTCTGTTCTAAATGAACCGTCGTACCAATATTTACAAGCCATTGATTAAATTTTATCAAATTTAATGATTTTAATTAACATTTCTTTTGTCCCACATACTGAGTCCCTTGCATAAGAGCTTTATCACCAAGAGCTTTTATAATACTTTTAAAGTTTTTATCTATTACTTTTCCTCTAGCACTCTGTTCTACTTCTGTTTCTACTTCACTAGTTTGTTGTGTTGGTTGTATTTCTGAAAAGTACTTATTGGTACTCACAACTTTACTACTGTCAACATTAGATAAAGTTTTGTCTATATTAGACTTCCATGAGTCTAAGTCTTCTGTATTATCACCTCTTTTAGTAGCCCTTTCTATAAAAGTTTCCTTGCTAGTATTTATTACTTTATCAAAGTCAGATTCATTTTCTTTTAAAAACATCATGTCGGACACAAGTAGCATTTTTCCTGTTTTCTTAGATTCAGAAACAGCTTTTTTCCAAGCTTTTCTCATTTCAACTTTAAAATCTTCTTCAGAATTGTTTTTTCTCCATTCATTTAAACCCTTGCTATTTTGCTTGTTTTTAGGCAAACCTAAAGCTTTAGCTATTGCGGGTTTAAAGTCAGTGTCAAAATCTATTGCATTTTCAGGATTGCTTTTTTTGAATGTAGTTTTACCTAAACCTGGATGAGCCCATATTATTTTGTCGCTAGCTTCTACTTCTGTTTCTGGTGCAACTTTTTTAGTTTTTCCAAAATCTATTTTATTTTCTGATAGTAGTTGTAATACTTGTGAATCAGAAAAAACATTTTTTATATCAAATATAGAACTCTGTTCCGATATCTCGTCATATTCTTCTTTACCAACCCGTTTAAATCTCTCATAATATCTTCCTGATTGTTTAATTAAATCTAAATTATTTTTAATGAATTCGTTTATTTTATTGTCTACAAATTGTTCTATAGGATTCACTATTTGCACTAGAAAATCCATTACATCTTTATTATCTTCTAATTTTGTTAAATCTGGACGATTTACTTCATCAGAATTAATTAAGTCTTTTAAATCTTTTGACATGTTTAAAGGCTCAGTCTCACTCGCTTTAACGAATTGAAATTGCCAAACTATAGCTAATTTATTCTTTTCTTCCTCACTTAATTCTTCAAATGATTTTTTACTATTTAAGAAATTTATTATAGTTTTTTTATTAGCTTCTTCTTCAGCTTTAGTAGCTTTAGTAGCTTCTACTTTTACTTCTGCTTCAGGTGTAGTAGTTTCTTTAGTTTTTGTTTTAGTTTCAGATTTTTTCTGACTCCACTCTGCAAAAGTTTGATCAGTTTTTCCTTCATAACGTGCTTTAACAAAATCTTTAATGGATTGCACTTCATTTATAAAATTACCATAATCTCTAGCAAGTATTTTACCTATAATATCTTGAGCTTTTTCAACAGTATCTTGTTTAAGAGCTTGTTTAATTTTAGATTCTATTATCTTATATTCTTGTTTTAAATAATCTTGATATTCTTTATAGGTTTCTGGATATACTAATTCACCTTTTGCATTTACTACTTTTGGATATAGAGATTCTATTCCTGTAGCTCTTCTATTATTAAAAGATTCTTCACTGATTTCATATATTTGAATAGGATCAGATGGAACGATTCCCTCGTCTGTTAAAGGTAAATCTTTTCTAATATGTAGTTTTGTTATAGGAATTTTATTATTTATGTCCCAATCTTTTGGCGTATCTGTAATAGGATCTTTAGTAGTTTCTGTTTTAGGAGCTGCAGGAACAATTACAGCTTGGTATCCTGAATATTCTTGAGTAACAGCAGTATCTTCTTTACCTAAAATAGTTCCGTCTTTATCGACTTTCCCGTTGTATAGCGCTTCTCTAAGAGCTATTGAGCTTGGATCAGAAGTTGCTACAGGAAGCCTTCCTATAAATACGTCTCCGTGAAAAACATTAATTCCTATATTAGAAGCACCATATTTAGTTTTGTCTCCATACTCATCTTCACTAAATTTAAATGTAGCTGTTACATTCTTTTTTTCTAGATATTCATTACTTAACCAATCAGGAGAATTAACCAACTTCATATTATATCCTTTAATATCAGGTTGATTAGAAGGTCCATCTTTATCATACCACTCTACTGGTTTTCCATCTGCCCCAGGTTCTGCACCTACTAATTTTTTTGTGTCTCGATCAAATAATATTTTTTTTTCATTTATTGTGGGAATAACTCCTTTAGTATCTTCTTCGATAAGCTCATCTAGCATTGAGTCTAGAGTAACTGCTTCTTTAGTATCTTCTTCAAAGCCTTCGTTGCTAGGTTCTGGAGTTGTATTTTGTACTTTTTTATTTCCAGGATTAGTTAATGCATCAGAAATTTCTTCTATAATATTTTCAAAATTATTGTAAATAGTAGCAAATGCATTAAGAAAATTATCTTTGAATTCTTGATTATCTTTAAATTGATCTATATTGTCTAAAGAAAATTTTAAACCATTAGGCATTTGATCTCTATTATTTAGTACTTCAAAAATATGTTCTATTAAATTTGTATTTTTTCCGTCTTTTAAAAGATCTATTATTTCTTCGTAACTAAAACTTTCTGTATCAGATAATTTACTTTTTAGTTTATTTAATTGCTCTGTAATTTTTTCAGAGTTAGCAGGCAACTCCTCTTTAAATATTTGTCGATAATTATCTAAAACTGTTTTTAGGCTAGCAGCATCTTGTTTCTTTTCTACTGCTTCTTCAGCCTGTTTTCTAACATTGTCTAACAGCTCTTCTTGAAATCTATTTTCTAATTCTGCTTGTAACGTTAACCATTTATTAGCCCCTTTTTTTGTAAATAGAGTAGAATAAATTTCTGAAATTTTTGCTCTTCTAGATTTAATTTTAAAAATATCATTAACTAAACTTTTAATTTCATCTTTGTTTAAGTTATAATTTTCAAAATTTTCTTCTTTTATATTACTTAATATTTCAGAAATAAAACTATCTAACTTTTTCTTTCCTTCTTCTTCTGCAAAATAAATTTTATCTCCTTTTTCTAAAGCTGCTAAAACTTCTTTGTAGTTTTCATTTTTCATTAAAGCAGTTAGATTAGCATTGGGAGCTAATTCTCTTAACCTATCTTGTAATTCTTTTTCTCTTTTTTGTAAATTATTAGTAGTAGATAGTAAACTAAATACTTTCTTTTTAAAAACATTTTGTTTGTTTCTTATATAATTTCTAACAGCTGCTTCTGTTTCAGGCTGATCTTTAACTGCATTTTTAATATCTTGAGTAGCAAACTCTTTTATAGGATTTAATCCTGTATAGTCTTTAGCAAAAAATCTATCTATCCAAGCTCTTTTGTCATTAAAAACAGTTTCTGTTGCATCAAAAGCTTTAACAGTTTGATCTACGTTTTCTTCAAAAGTTTCTAAATTTTTCTTTTTAGATTCTTCTGTAAATTGATAGTCTGCTTCTTTATGAGCAAATTGTTTATTAAACTCTTCTAGACTCATTTCTTTAAGAGCTTCTATATCTTGATAAACTGTATCTAAAATACCGTTTTGCATTTTATTTTCTACATAGTTATGTAGTTCATCATGCTCTGCGTTTTTATAATTATAAACATCTCCTTCTTCTAATGCTTTTTCTTTTTGTTCTTGTATAGTAACATTAGCCCTAAAAGCATCAAAGTTATTTTTTAATACTTCATTTGTTTGCGGTCCGTCATTGTAAGCTTTTATTGCAGCTTCTACTTCACTAATTTTTTCTCCTACTTCTGATATTGCTTCATAAAAACCCCCGCTCCATCCTAAACCAACTTTACCACTTGCTTTAGTTTTTACCATAGGAATTCCCAAGAATCCCATTAAAAATCCTAATGTAATAGAATCTATTCCTTCTACTGATTTAACATATTTTCTAGAAGCAGATCCCATTGCTTGTAAAAATCCAATAGAAGATTCTAAAGAAGTATCTGAATATGGAGCTGACCAATAATCAGCATATCCTTTTTCTATAACTCCTTGAGAAAATTCTTCAAAAGCCTCAGTACCCCCTGCTTTTAAACTAGGAAGCGCATATTTAAATACAAGCTTTTCAAAACCTTTTGCTTTAGAAAATCTACTTACTAATTTTCCTCCTTCCATAGTAGCTCCATATAATGGCCCTGTTTTAGAAAGAATTTTTTGTCCTCCTCTATAACTTGTTCCAAAAATTTTAGGGAACTGAATCATGTAACTTGCTCCTACTAAAGGAATATTAGTTAGGTAAGCGGCTTTACCCGCACTTCTAGCACTATGTTCCATCTGTGCTAATACTCCTGGAGGAATTCTTTGAGCTATTTGATCAATAAGTTCTTCTTGAGTAAGTTCTAAATTTCCAAACTCATCAGTGTTTTCTGCAATTAATTGTTGGTAGTCTCTAAGTAATTCTGGACTACTTTTTATATAACCGAATTTAGACTGCATTAAAGTATTGCTTTCAGTGTCATTACCTATTAACGCAGATTCATAAGCAGCAGAACGATACATAGTTGCAATTTTTCCTGCTCCTTTTGTCATAGCATTTGAGACTTTAATAACTCGCCTCATAGATTCTATATCACTTAATTTATCTAAACCTCTTATTACTCTATACCCTTTTGCAAATTTTTGAGCTGTAAAAGCACCTGCTCTAAAAAATCCTCTGGCTAATTTACTAGCACCTATATGAATACCTAACCTACCTAAAATCATTTCTGAAGTTACAGCTCCTGCTACAAAAGCAACGGTAGGAACAATATCATCGTTAATAGATTTAAAAGGATGGCTAAATAGTCTACTAAAGAAAGTTTGTTGTCCTACTACATTACCAGCATCATCAAGTTCTTTTCCGTAATCATATCCTCCATAAACTACAAATTCTTTGGTTATATCTTCATCCATTTCTTCAAAGAAATCTATTAAGTTATTGTCTCGAATTTTAGTTGAATCATTGTTCATAAGCGCAGAACCTAGTCCATATATAGGAGCTATCATATTAGCCCCTATTTTTGCTGTAGTACTTCCTAATAATTTAGCAAAGTTATTTCCTAAAGAACTTACCCAACCTTGATTTTCATCTAAATCATCTACAAACTTTTTTAATTGTTTTGGATAATTTTGTTTTCTATAACCTGCGTAATCTGCAATTTGTCTGTTAAAAGTTATACCATAAGTTTCAGGGTCTAATAACTGGGTCATCTTATTACCGTGCTCTTTAATATATTTAGCACGCTCAATAGGATCAGGAATTGCTTTAGCTAAGTCTACAGGAGTAAAAAGATTTTTAGCAATAGGATCTATCGTAAAGTTAGTTCCTTTAATAGTATCACTAGTTACACCATTAACTCCAGCACTTGCTAAATCAGATATAAAACTTTGATCTTTAGTATCAGGTTTTATATAAGCATCAGAAGATGTTATCTTATCTTTTGAAGATTGTAATATAGGATTAGTTTCAGGTTCTCCGTCAGGATTAGCTGTATTTATTCCTTTTAAACCTGCAAGTTTTAATTCTTTTTCTGTAGATTCTTCAGCCATTATTTTATAATGTTATTCATTCTTTTAGGATCTCGATAAATACTAGGATTTAAATTTGCCAAAACTAAAGGAACTCTTCTGCCTCCTTTAGTAGTATATTTTAAATTATTTGTAGCTCCTGTACCAAAAGTTAAATCTAACTTTGCTAAAGCAGTAGGCAAATTAACTTGGTTACTTATAGTAAGTGCGGGTAAATCTGTTTGACTTACTATTTCAAAACTATCTGCATCTCTTATTACTTCTGTATATTGTACTTTAATTTCTCCGTCTTGTGTTTGATATCTAGCATTATATTCTCTAGTAACAACGTTTCCATTAGCATCTTGAAAAGGATCACTAATTACTCCTTGACTAGCTGCAGTTTGATTTATTTCTGAATCTATTCCGTTTAAAGCTCTGTATTGTAAAGTATTAGCAAACTTATTATAACTAGCAGCTATTTCAGGACTAGAGGCCATATAAAAAGGAGCATAATTTGCTCTTTGTTTTTCTATAAATTCTATTCTACTATCTTCGTTAGCTATTGTGCTAGCACTTTCTATATAATCTACAAAGTTTTCAGTAATTTGTTCAACAGGTTTTTGACTTAATCCTGCAGAACTTATATATAAAACGTCAGGATTATTTTTCTGCATCTTGTTTAAATCTGCTTGTGAAAATTTTACTTGTGCATTTTCTTTCATTGCTTTTCGAGTCGAAGCAGCAACAGGAGTACTTCCTTTATCTACGTATTCTTCCCATTCTTTAAGATTTTGATTTTGATCAGTAAGAGCAGATTTTCTATAAAAAGCTATAATAACATTATCATTTTGATCTATTCCTGCAAATCTAGGATTATCTGTTCTATAGGCATCTAATGTAAATGAATGTGCTAATCCTCCAGGGTCTAACTCAACACTTTGTCTTGTAGAAGGGTCCCAAAAAACTCTAAAGTTCTGAGAACCTCTTGATAACATACTATCCTCTACTAAAGATTTAAACTGCCCGCCAGAAAATTTATCAGAACTTTCGTCAATAACTATTTCAGGTATTTGATAAAACTGTTCAGTTCCTAATGTTTTAGATTTTCTATAGTCTTTAAAAATTTTATTAATTAAAAGCTCTCCTGGATTAAAACCAAGATCTACATTTTTTAAAGCAGGCCCTATTTCACGATCTAATTCTTCATATCTCATAAACAATTCTCCTCTAGCAGTTCTTTGTTCTTCAGGTAAATCTTCATACCCTTCCTCCATAGTATCTGTTCTCATCTCTAAATAATCTTCTACAAGCATAGTTTGCTCATCTTCAGTTAAATCTTCAAAGTTTTTTCCTAAAAATTGTACAGAAGCATCCTTTAAAAGTTGATCATATTCAGCATCAAGTTTTTGAGTTAACTCTCTGCCTTCTTTTTTAGAACTAGATTCTATTGTATTTAAAAGATTATTAAGAAATCGAGGACTACTTACAGTATTACTATTAAAGTTTTCTTTCATCATTCTAACACTTTTCAAAATATCTTCATCAGACATTTCTAAAACTCCTGCGCTATCTTTTATAAGTTGAACTAATTCTTCTTCAGGTTTATCATGTAAATAATCTGTAACTAAATAATCTAAATCTTTTAATTGAGAAGTTTTTAAAAATTGAGCTTGGTATTTTTCTCGTCTATCAGTTGCTATTAAACTTTCTAATTCCGCTATTTCTTCATCTTTTAAATTAGGATCTAATAATTTTGTTTGATTTAATTTTATATTATCCCCTAATTTATTAATTCTAGCATCAAACATTTCTTCATATCCTACAGTAGTTTTAGCATATTCATTGTTTTCAAATTCTATAAATCCTACAGCATCTGTTATTTTATTCTCTGATCTTCTAGTAGGAGTTTCTTTTAAAGTACTTAAAACATCTGATGTAAAATATATACCATTTATTAATTGGCCGTCTGTAACATTGTTTTGATATAATTCTCCAACACTACTAGCAGGTTCTATAGTAACTGTTTTTTGAATTTCTTCTCCAAATTCATTTAAATCAGTCATAGTATATTCAACAGGTTCTAATTGTAAGTTTTCTTCTGCTGCTCCTGGCGCAGTTCCTCCTGCGCTAGAAGATTCTTTCATAACGTTAACAGGATTTAGTTGAGTATTAATAGTCAATGCTTGAGCTTCTTTTATTTTTTCATTCTTTTTACTATTTCCTCCTGAAAAAGTAATAGCCCCTTCATTAATAAAATCTACTACGTCAGCTCCTGCTAAAGCAATTTTATCAAAGTATCCCATTTGCTCTGCTAGATAAATTCCTCCAGCTTCTTGTTCTATTGCATCAGGGTCATTACTGTCTAATAAAGAATAAAGTTCTCCCATCTTTTCTTCATTCTCTTTTAGAGTTTGATTTAACGTTGCTTTTTGTTCTTCACTAAGATTATTATATTCTTCTTCGTTATTTTTTAATTTTGTAAGATCATCTACAATTTCTTGTAGTTCAGGAATAGCTCTTTTTATAGCATTTTTTGAAAAATAAAGAGGATCTTCTTCTTCAGACATTCCTTGAAGCACTGCTTTTTTAGCTTGATCATTTTTCATAAAAAACTCCATCTGAGCTTCTTCAGCTTTCCAATTTTTAAATCTATCTCCTGTAAGAATAAAGTTTCTTATAGATCTTTGAACGTCTCCTATTTCTATAGATTTAATTAATTGTTGACTTACTTGTCCTGGATCAGCATTTGGATTAGTATTTAAAATAGCATTTAATTGTTGTGAAGAGTTTTCCATGCCTGCTATTTGTAAAACTTTATCTTCTAACTCTTTCTCTAAATTAAAACTTTTAGGACTAAAGTCTCCAGTATTATAAGTTCCTGTTGCCTTATCGTAATTGGTTCCTTTAAATTTATTTCTAACATTATAATCCCAAAGCTCAAAATCTTTTTCAGTCATGTTTGTTCCATCTACTCTATCTCGCATAATTTTATAATTCTCTTTATAAGAATCATAATTACTTCGCATTCCTGAAAGCTCTTTATTACTAGTAAAGAATTCATTTAATTGTTTAAGCTGTTGAGTAGCTTGTTTATAATTACCTGATCTAGATAAATTTTGAGAAAGCTCATTTGTTTTTGCATCTAAATCTAATAACAATTTTTTTGCACGCTCGTCGTCTTTAGATAATCTTGATAAAGCATATTTAGTTTTATCTATTTCTGATTTAGCAATATCAAACTTTTCTTGCATCTTAGATAAAGGCGCAGCAAAAGATTCTAATCCTAAAGGTTTGTATTCAGAAGTATATGGTGTAGATATTGGAGATAACATATCTTATTTCTTTTTATTTTTCTTTTCTTTTCTTTTCTTTAATAAGTCACCTAGCTGTTCTACTAAAGTTTGGTATTCTACTTTTCCAACATTTTCTGCTCCCATTGCTGCGTATTGTTGAGCAAGTTCATTAGCTTGATTAGTAGTTGCAATATCTTGAAATTGTTTAGCAGCTGCCTGTAAAGATTTTCTTTTAGCTTCTTCAAAACCTAATTGAAGTTCTTTTTTAGTTTTTTCTAATCTTTGTTTTTGAGCATTATTAAGTTTTTCTGCTTCAAATTCTAATTTAGCATTAATAACATCAATTTGTTGAATTGCCTGTGCTTCTAAACTATTTGTTTGCTGACTTAGTGCTAACATATTACTAGGATTACTTCCTACTTTCTTAAAAGCTCTTTTAGTCTTAGCAGCATTTCTTCTAATACTATTTATGCTTTCAGTATAATCTAATTTAGGAGCTGTTGTTTTTTGAAACTCAAGCTCAAATTTAGGGTCATATTTATCAAATAATCCTGAATATAAATTCATCATAGGAGCTGCCATCTTAGCAGCAAATTGACCAGGACTTTCTTTAAAAGTATAATCTCTATTTACATCTGTTTGGTCCACATCTACATCAACTTCATTATCATCTTTATCTTTATTAGGGTCTACTACTCCGTCTACTCCTGTTTTAGGAGGAGCCTGTGTTTTAGAAGTTTGTACAACAGTAGGATCTACAAGAGTAGGTTCGTTTTCTATGATAGGTGCATCAGGAATAACCATTTGTTGATTAGTTTGTGGTGCGGTTAACATTCCTGCAGGCAATACAGGCATTCGTTTTACTTGCGGCATATACTCTGATTTTTCTCGCATAGTGTTAATTGTATTTTCAATTTCTTCTTTACGATCTGCCTCTTCTTGTTCTTTAAATTTATTTATATAAGAAATCATTGCAGGATTTTCTTCTGTTTCAGGATTTAAAACTTGATTTGCTATAGTTCCTATAGGATCACTTATTGAAGTAGGAATGTTGCTCTTTTTAAATCTATTTGCAAAAGCTTGTCTAGTAGCTTCTTTTCCTCCGTACTTATTAACCATTTCTGTATCAGCTAATAATTCTTCCATAGAATTATAAGTAACATCTTGTTCAATAGTAGTTCCATCGGGATTAGTTATACTTTTCTTTAGAGTTAAGGGGCCGCCCGTATTATACAAACGTCCGCCTCCTTTATAAAGTTTTTTTCCGTATCTAGCGACTGTTGGATTATAATAAGAAGAAGTAGGATCATTAGTCATCATCATTTCTCGTTCTATTCGCATTCTTTCTGCTTCTGTTAATCTTTCTGCTTCTTTTTTATCTGCTGCAGTTCCTACTGCTTGTGTAGCCATATTAACTCCTGCTTGTACACCTTTGTTACTTGCTATTTCTCCTACTTTAGCAAACTTAGCAGCTTGTGCAGCTTTAGAAGCTGCTTCTGCTGTTTTAGCAGCTTCAGCTACTTTTGCACCTGCACCTAATGTACCTGCACCAGCAGCAACGGTTCCTGCCCCTTCAGCAGCTTTACCTGCAGCAGAGCCTGCACCGCCGCCTCCTATAAACATTCCTGCAACTTGTCCTGCACCTTCAACTCCTTTACCTATTTTACCTAAAGTTTCATTTCCTGTTTCTTCTCCAATAGCTCCGAGCATATCTCCTGTTCCTTTAGATCCTTGAGATACTGCAGAACCTGTAGTAGCACCTCCAGTAAGAACGGCTCCTGTTGCAGCTCCTGCAACATTTGCTCCTCCTCTAATAGCATCTCCAACATTATCTTCTCCTTTCATTGGGCCTATTTCTTGTAAAGCTTCATATCCTTTATCGGTAAGTTCATCTGTTAGACCAAAAGTTAAAGTATCTAAAAGACCTTCTCCTATTCCGTATAAACCTGATCCTATACCTGCGACTATCTCACCACCTGTTGCCATTTGGTTCATACGACCTCCGTAGTTGTGCATAGCACCTCCACATCCGTAACACATTTTTCCTCCTCTACGCATTTGAGAAGCAAGTCCTTGATTAAGATTAAGATTTTGTTCTGCTAAACCTCCGCTTAACATACCTCCCATATTAAAAAACTGATTCATTCCTTGCATAGGGTTTAATCCAGCTTCTTGTCCAGATTGCATTAAGTTACCACCCATAGCATAAGAACCGTCATATTCTCCTTGTACTAAAGGAAGTTTTCCTTTATTTGCCATTCTAAACATTTTTACACGGTTTCCTGTAAGTTTAGATTGTTTAGGATCATTTGGATTTATAAAAACTTGTTGAGTGACTTCTGGATTATTTGGATCCATAATATATTCTTTTTGAAATCCTTGGTTTTCGTAAAAACTATTTAAAGGATTTCTTTTTTTAGCACTATTATCAGAAAATTTATAAGTAAAATCTCCATCACCTACTGAATTGGCTCTACTAGTAGTAGCCATATTAGGTGGAGGATCTCCTAAAGTATTAGTCGTCCCCATAAAACCACCTGGTGCATATGAACGTTTTGAAAAAGAACCTTTTCCATCTCCTAAATATCCACCTAACTTTTCAGCTTCTGGAGCTAACTTGAAATCATCAGCCCTATCAAAAGAGTAATATTTAGATTTAGGAGTGTTTACCATTTTTCGATAGTCCTCTAATGAAACATCTTCCCAGTTTAATGGTTGCATTCTTACCAACTTTTCTGGGTTAAATGTTAAATCAGTTTCATAAGCATATTTTTTAGCTCTTTTGTAATCATCTTGTAGTTCGCTTTCTTTTTCAGTTATAGGACCATATGGAGGATTTAAAGGCCCTCCTGCTCTCATCATACCTTCTTGTTGACCCATAGCCATATTTTGTTGCTGTTGCATCATAGCCATTTCTTCAGGAGAAGGTTGACCTCCGCCTCCTTGTTGCGCCATCATTTGTTGTTCCATCATAGCTTGTTCATCCATAGGGGCTTCTTGCATTTGGCCTCCCATTGCTGGATCACCTTGAGGACCGCCTTGTGGTTGTCCTTGTCCCATTAAAGCAGGAAGAGCGTTAGGATCTAATTCAGCAATTTCTTGTAGCTTTTCTTCTATTCGTGCTTGTTTGAAAGCTTCTTGTGCTTCCATTAGATTTGTTAAATCTTTTTCATTAGCAGCTTCTTCTATAGCATCTCCCTCACGCTTAGATTTTTTACGACCTGCCATTTTACTTGCATCTGCAAAAGTTTTACCTACCATCTTAGGACTAAGGTTAAAAGCTTCTGCTAATTCTTTATCTACTTTTAATGAATCAGAATAAATATAATTCTCAGCATCGAACTTAGTTTCTCCCTCTTCTACTAAATTCATTTGCCCATCAGGATTCATTCCTTGTGGAATACCTCCCAAACCATTTTCTTCATGACGACCTCCTTCATTAAACTCAGTCAACTGTTCCATAGGCATAGCTCCGCCAGCTGCAAAAGTTCTACCGCCATAATTCATATATTTTTTCATTCCGTACTTTTTTATAAAGTTAACTTATTTTTTTTGCATTTGAGACATATACCATTTTATATATGCATCATTGTGTTCTTTTTGCTTCCTACCTTTTCTTGTATCAGGATATCCTTCTCCTCTAATAATATTACTAGAAACTTTGTTTTCTAAAAGTCCAGGCTTTTTAATAGGCAACTTATCTAAAGGTATTTGTGATCGTTCATAATTTCTTATAAAGTTTCTAGCAGAATTATTGTCAAATCCATAATCTTTAAATAAATCTTGCCTTATAGAATTATAATATGGAGTATCTCCTCCATATCTAGTAAGTAGATTTCCTGAACCTGATTGATTAGAATCATCATTTAATGTACTCCCTTTAAATGTTTCGTTGTAAGAAAGACTGCCTCCTATTTCTCCTGTATTAAATATATTATTTATCCCAATAATATCATTTTTGTCGTCTACCCAATTATCATTTTCGTCCCAATCTCCATTATAAATAATATCTTGTTCTTTAAATGTACCTACTCCTTTATTATGACTTTCATTATTTTTTGCTGTTCTAACTATTTTATCATTATTTTCACCATCTCTTCCTCCCTGCATATATCTATCTCCTTCTAATATAGGCTCTCCTGGAGCAACAGCACTCATTCCTAATTTTGGAAATTGGCTTACATAAGTAGCACTTCCTGTAATAGTAGGAATAGCTTCTCCTGCTGCTTGTGTTGATGTGTTCCTAGTATTTCCTCTAGAAGACTTTTTAGTAATATGTGTTCTATTATCTACTTTACCCGTTACCTCATTTAATTTTCCATAATTAGGATTTTCTACTCTAGCAGTTGGAAATATATTTGGTCTAAACTCTGTATTTTTATATGTTTCTCTAAAGCCTTCAGGAGCAGTATTATTTTTAAAAGGTAAAATTTGATTAGTAGTTCTATCTTCTTTTGATTGTACAAAATAAGGAATAGTACTTTGATTTATATAATCTGCATTAGCTGCTTGCTCACGAGTAGGCTCTAAACAGCCTGATGATCCTGCCATACAGCCTGCAAATTCACCGCCTTTATTACCAGTTTTTAAAAAATTTACTACATTGCTAGGTAACCATTCTTCATTTTTTTGGCCTACTAAAGAATCTGTTCTTTCTGCTATTTGTTTTTGTGCTGCTAAAGATCTTTGATTTTCCATGTTATAAAAATCTTGACCCATTTTTAATCGGTTATATACAGCTTCGTTAGAAGTATTATCCGTTCCCATAAATCTTTCTCCTATATGACTCATCATACCTGTAGTATCTCCTTCATACGGAACATTAGTAACGTTAAAAGAATTAGTATTAGGATCGTATATTCTTAAATTCCCTGTAGCTGCATCTACTTGATAATTAATTGGATTTTTAGGATCATCTCCATTTAAAGAACCACCAGGATTATAATATTTTCGTTTTGGATACATAGCTCCTCCATTATTAAAACGGTTAATATATCCTCCCGTTCTTTTATCAGTACCAAAAAGCATTCCTTGTCCAAAAGAAGGATTGTTATCTTCCATAATAGACGCATTCATTATTTGCTGCAATTGATTTTCTTTTTTCATTTGTTGTGCAGCTATTTGGGCATTTTGTTTTTCTGTTTCTTCAGAAAAAATTTGAACTTGGTTATTATCTGCACTAGCTAAGTCGCGGTTAGTAATCATTGATTCTATATCAGCATTATTAGAATCTGTAAGATTTAAAATGCTTGCAGTAGTTTGATCTAAAGTATTTTGATTAGGTATTGCTGCAGTATCTTTTTTTGCTTTTGTTTCATAAGCATCAAATGTTTCTTTTTGTGTTTGCGCAAAATCTTCTCCTAAATTTTCTTGTACAGATCTAGGAACTCTAGTAATTTCTTGAGAAGATTCTTCAGCATTTAATGCATTTGCAAATTGTTCATTATTATTATAGCTATCTTGAGAAGCATACCATTCATTAAGCGCTTCTTGATTTCCTCCTCGTTTTAATCTAGGCCTAATTGTGCTTCTAACAAAAGAAGATAATTTTGAAACATAGTTAGCATCTTCTGCATATCCTGCAGCTTTTACTCTAGCAAAATGTTCATCAGCATTTTTAGCAGTCAATACTCCTGCTTTAGCATATCTAGAATTTACATCAGGTAAATAAAATTCTACTTGAGCTTGAATACCCTTTAAAGGACTATCAAATACTCTATAATTATAAGTTTTTCCTGTAAAAGGATCATTTTCTACAGTGTCTACAGGACCTTTCCAAGCTTTGCCTGCAGTAAGTCCTCCAAAATTATTAGACTCTTTTGCAAGACGAGATCCGCCCCAGCCGCTTTCAAGAATAATTTGAGAAGTAATTCCTTCTGCATTTAAATCCATTCCTTCAGGAATTCTTCCAGATGCTTTTAATCTAGCTATATGATTAACTACTTCATTATATACTAAAGCTAATCTATCGTTTTTAGATAAATCAGTTAATTTGGGGGGATCGTCTACATTAATATACATAATTTAAATTTTTAAGGAATTCTTGTAGTTATTTTATCTGTTTCTATTGTTGGAGAAACGTATTTGTCGTCATCTTGGAAGCCAGCCACTTTATCTCCAATCTTAGAAGTTTTACTTATTTTTCCTGCAGGAGAAACTACTTCAGCTATTTTAGGAGCCATTTTAGATTCTGCTTGAGCTACGCCTACTTTATACTCACCTCCTATATTTTTAAAATAATTAAATTTATCAGTTGGACTCATATTTTTTAATTCAGAAGTTTTTTTAACAGGGTCAAAAGCAAATTTATTTGGTAATAAATATTCTGATTTATTTGCAGGAGCAGATCTTAATAAAAATCTATTTACTGGATCTTCTTTAAATGTTTTAAAATCCCAATAATTATTAGGATTTTTTACAAGTTCTTCTATTTGTTTTGCCCTAGCTTCTCCAAAATTTCTTCTTACTTCACTTACATAATTACGCATCTTAATATCACCCATACTTCCAATACTTCTTTCTACTGCTACTCTTTCTGCTTCGCTAACTTTTTTACCAGCAGCCATTCTATTTTGTATAGCTTCTAAATTATATTTTTTTATAGCAGCTTCTGACCCAGTAAATCGTCTAGCATTAGGATTTACTTTAGGATCACTGTAAAGATGCCAATCAGGATTACTTTTATCTTGATACCATCTATTTTTTGTAACATCTCTTGTAGGATCTGCTTTTACATTACTTCTAAGAGATGTTGTTTTAGGTTTTTCAAATCTGTAAACACTTCTTTGTTTTCCTAATTCACTCCATCTATAAGGTTTATTCCAAACTTCTTTTATTCCTGTTCCTGCAGTTCTTACTTGAGGAACATTATATGCAGTTTTTGCAGCTCCAATAACTTTAGGAGCAACTGTTCCTGCTGTTTTTAATAAAGTACCACTTGCTCCTAAAAAAGGAAAAGCAGTTGCGCCAATTGCTTCATCAATTGTGCCTAAATTAGGATCTTTTGCTACATTTCTCCAAGACTTTCTCATATCAGAATTACTATCTCCTAATTGATCTCCTAAATAATAAGCACCGTATCCTTCTATTGCTAAACCAGGAGTTAACCATTGTAAAGCAGGAGCAGCTCCTGAATATAATCCAGTACTAGTAGTACTTCCTATAATAGGTTGTCCTAAACTTGTATAAGCATGTCCTAAACCCCTTCCTATTGAACTTATTCCACCAGCAATTTCTGGAGCAAAAGCGCCCATACCTCCCATTAAAGGAGCAGCCATAGCAAATTTATTTACCATGTTTATAAAGTCTGGATAATCTTTTCCCCACATTTTTTCAAGTTTAATACCATCATAAACTTTATTAGGCCCCTTTCCTCTAGCCATATAAGGATCATACTCATTAGCAAAATTATCATAATAAGTACGAAATCTATCAGTACTAATTTTATCATTTTTTTGTAAGCTTAAAAGACTTTGATAACCTTCTGGAGAAAATACGTCTGCAAGTTTTTTATCTTTCCATGTGTCTGGATAATGTTTTTTAAGATCTTTTAAAGCTATTTCTGCTTTTGCGTATCTTCCTTTTTCTTTTTCTAAGTTTTCTTTATAAGCGTTTATATTTTGACGCAATCCACTTATACCACTATTAGGGTTTTGTTTTAAAAAGATTTTACCAAAACCTCTATCACTATAATATTTTTTAGTAGCTCTTTTTAGTTGATCTAGTTTTTGAAAAAGATTTCCTTGTAATTTCTTTTTTTCAGGAGAACGGTATACAGTAGTTTCTGAAATATTAGTAACTTTTCCAAAATCATCTCCTTGTATAGCATCAGGATTATTTTCTAACCAATGGCGCATTCTTCCTGCTGCTAATAAATCTCCACCATTATCATACATAAAACCTCCACTACGATTCCATTTAGAAGCATTACGTGCAAAATTAGCTTGTCTTCTTGTACTAGGAGAATAAGTTCCTTCTGATGCTCCTAATACTTTATCAGCAAAAGCTTGTACTCCCATACCTGCAGTATTTGCTTTAGCAGTAAACTTTCCTTTATTTTCAGGTTTAATACTTATAGACCCTCCTGTTTTAAAAGGCAAAGCAGTAGTATCTCTGTAAATAGGAGTTCCTTTAGATTTATAATAAGTAGGAATAATAGGGGCCATTGAGCCTCCATTTTTTAATGATTTTATTTTTCCTTCAGCTTCTGCTTTTTTTAATTTATTACTTCCTTCCCATCCATATTTTTCTGCCATTTCTAAATAAGTCATTCCCCAATCTGATTTAGGAACTAGTCTAGCAAATTCTTCTAAACTTATCCTACCTGCACCTCTTCCTTGATTGTGAATTTCAAAAGCTTCTTCTAGACTTAATTTTCCTCCATTTCTTAAAGCAGGAGATATTCTTTTATAATTTTTAGCAAAATATCTTGCATCTTCTTCTCTATCAAATCTTATTGCTTCATTTGCTCTGGGACCTGTCATTTTCAAAGTACCATCTACATCTTGTATTTCAGGAATAGCATAGTTATCATAACTTGACATATAATGAGTTCCTATATAACCGTTATCAAACTTATATGGATTATCTGTAGGAGCAACCATTCTTTTGGCTGCAGGATTACCGTGCATATATTCATACGCCAATCTTGCTTTCATCATAGCATTCATAGCATCCTTTTCTTCTTTACTTTCTTTAGTAGAAGTTTTAGGACCAGAAGTATTATATGGAGGTTTTTTATCTGGCATTTAAAATATTTGTGGGTCATAATAAGAAACTAATCTATTCATGATTAATTCTTTATTATAAGTATTGTCGAAATATAAAGTTAATAAAAAATGTGTAGATCTAAAACGTCCACTAGTATCTTTATCTCTAGGTAGTTTAATTCTCCATTTATCAAAACGTCTTTTTAATCTTGTTAATGAATTAGGAGTAGTTTGGTATATAACATCACTAGATTGTGTCTCTGTAGTAATTTTAAATCCTGTAATAGTTTTAGTTCTGTCTATTACTTTATCGTCGTCTCTAACGATACTATTAAATTCTAAAAATCTAAGAACTTTATTTATATCTGCTTTAGGATTAATA